GGCCGTTGGGCTGGGCAGCGTAGTTGCGGAAAGCTAACTGACGCTGGGCCAATGTGATATGGTAACGAAGGTCTGGGTCCGGTGTCAGGCCCATCCCTCCCAATCCTCGGGAGATGAACAAGTTCCTATCTCCGCACTCGGCGTAGATATCCTTCGAATGTCGTTTGAGATAGCCGGCGAAGATCTCGCGCTTACGCGCTGGGACCCCCGGGCGCACGCCACGTAGGAGTTCCTCAATTACAGCCACACGGGACTGCTGAGGTGCCTCCTCATCGTAGCCGACACCGTCGGAAACTTTGTTCATCACCTTATTCTGACCGAAGTACAAGCCAGCATTAAGAAAGGGAATAGCTTTTGGAGTGTTCTCGGGGTAGAGCATCGAATACTCCTGGGTGCCATCCGGCCACTCACAAACGGGATTTCTCAACCGGAAGTGGTAGCACGCCGAATTGGCATTCGCGTAAACACGGTCGTGATACGCCTTCCCAGGGGACATCTTCAGCCCCACCTGCTCCCCAAGACGGACATGGGTCGTCCAGCGCGATCGACGCGCGACATACAGCATGTCATCCCCGTTAACGAGGACCCCCTCACACTTTGGGCCGATCGGACGTGGGTCATCACGAATCGCATAGAGGTAAAGGCCTAGGTTAGCAATACATAGGATGGGGAACGACAGGATGGAACCCATCAATTGCCCATTAGTCTGCTGAACGGGTGGAACGGGATAGCCGGGAGGATACCTACACATGTGCGGTGCAAGTACATTCATCCAGATCTCCCTAAGATCACTGCGCTGGCTGCGCAACAACCTCTCCATGATGGCGGCCGACAAACGGGCAGAAAGCCCATCCGTTGCCGCGCTGTAGTCAATGGAAAACCATTCGTAGTTACCCTTACCCCCTACGACTCGATTCTGATCTAGGTCCATCAGGTCAGTGGCCTGCAAGGGCGCACCAATCAACCTGAACTCAGGGAATCGTCGTAAGACCGCATGGAGTCTCTGTTGCAGAGGCTTGCTAAGGTAGTAGGGAACTGCTTCGCCCTTGCTGATCACTCTCGTCTTGAGCGGCTCAAGAACGACCTGGATGGTCGCCCGGAGAACCTCTCCGCGGTAGAACAGCGCGTCCTGGTGTAGACCATCGCGCCACTGCCGTGTCCAGAACTCGTCTGGCCGGTAGTGTTCGATCACCACATTATTGCACACGTGGCCGTCTATCAACGCTTGGGGCCTCCACGACATCCGGTCGAGTTGGATCCTGGCGTCCCATAGTTCCGTGGGAGCACC